AAGCGGTAATTCTACTTTTAATTTAGATTTAACTGAATTGGTGGAAGAGGCATTCGAAAGATGTGGCTCGCAGTTACGCACTGGATATGATCTTCGCACGGCAAAAAGGTCTATCAACCTATTAACGATTGAGTGGGCTAACCGCGGCATTAACTTTTGGACAGTAGAGGAAATCTCTATTCCATTAGTATATGGCCAAGCTATATACCCAGTTGGAGCTGATACTATTGACATCTTAGATTTGGTTACTCGCACCAATAATTCTCAGGCAAACAATCAGCAAGATATCAATTTAAATCGTATTTCAGAGTCTACGTATTCTACGATTCCTAATAAGCTGACTTATGGCCGTCCAATTCAAGTTTGGTACAACCGTCAAACCGGTAATTCCAATATTTATGCTGGCGTAACCTTGGCGGCTTCTTTGACCCCGTCGGCTACCACAATTACCCTGAGTTCTACCTTTAATATGCGGTCTACTGGATTTGTCCAGATTGATAGCGAGATCATTGGTTATGTCAATATTTCAGGAAACCAGCTTTTAAACTGCTACCGCGGGCAGTACAATACTACAGCCGCGTCACATAACGTGGGAGCAGCGATTTACGACCAGCAATTACCCAGCTTGGCAGTATGGCCTACCCCAGATAATGGAACGCCGTATACGCTTGTTTATTGGCGCATGAGAAGAGTTCAGGATTCAGGTACTGGTGTATATGTTCAAGATATTCCGTTTCGCTGGATTAATTGCTTGGTGGCTGGATTGGCATATTACTTAGCAATGAAGCTTCCAAATATGGATATTCAGCGGGCAGCAGGTCTAAAAGCTGAGTATATGGAACAGTTGCAACAGGCTATTGAAGAAGATAGAGAAGATGTATCAATTAGATTTGTACCGCGCAACTTGTTTTATGCGAGGTAAGTATGCCAACTAAGTATGCTAGTGGCAAACACAGTATTGCAGAATGTGACAGATGTGGTCAACGATATAAGCTGGTTGAGTTAAAAAAGCTAACCATCAAGACCAAATTAGTCAGCATTAAGGTTTGTCCTGAGTGTTGGGATCCAGATCAGCCACAGTTACAGCTTGGTTTGTATCCAGTGAATGACCCTCAAGCAGTGCGTGAGCCAAGACCTGATATTAGTTATTATGCTTCTGGTCCAAATGGTTTGCAAACGCAGCAGGGCGGTGGAACAAGCATTACGCAGTCGGGTTATCCAGAAGGCGGTAGTAGAGTTATACAGTGGGGATGGTATCCTGTAGGTGGTTCTAGTGGATATGATAGAGGCCTTACCCCAAACTATTTAGTAGCAAAAGGCAATATTAATTCAGTAACAATTACGACAACGTAGGAGTAAAAAATGGCAAAGATGGAATCAACAAAAGCAGATATGAAAATGGACAAAATGATCGCTGATAAAGAGATCAAAAAAGCCATGAAAGAACACGATGCACAAGAGCATCCCGGAAAGCATACCAAGCTCAAACTCAAAAAGGGCGGTATGGATGTTAAGAAAATGGCTAAGGGTGGTGTAACCCAGTCTAACCTACGCAGCATGGGCCGCAATATGGCTCGCGTTGTTAATCAGAAGTCTAGCTCAAGAGGTCGTTAATATGGCAATCGCAAAAAATGTAAAGCCAACAACCAAGAATTCTTCAAAATTGGTGGTCGGCAAAAACCGTGATGATAAGCCAGCAAGTGATTATGCACGTCCACACACAATGGCAGGCAAAGTAATTGATGGTACAGAAGTTATGGAAATGGGCGACTATGCAACTGAGAAGTCAGCCAAGACCGCTAACATTAAAGACCCATTACCACCAAGCGCAGTAAGCTGGGGTAAAGGTACAACCAAAGAAGATGGTCTTGAAACACGCGGTAATGGTGCAGCAACTAAAGGTCGTATTGCTCGTGGACCAATGGCTTAAGGGTAAACCCTAATGAACTATGAGACTTTGTTTAACAATATACAAACTTATGCTCAAACCAATGAGCCTACGTTTGTTGCTAACATCCCGTTTTTTGTTGAACAGGCTGAAACTCGTATTTACAATTCGGTTCAAATCCCGTCATTACGCAAAAATGTAACAGGAAATTTAAGCTCAGGAAACCAGTATTTAACTTTGCCGTTTGACTGGCTTTCCACTTATTCTGTTGCAGTAATTGATAGTAGCAATAACTACACCTATTTAATTAACAAAGATGTTAACTTTATCCGTGAAGCATATCCCAATAACGGTTCTACTAGCTGGAGTTTACCTAAGTACTACGCTATTTTTGGCAGCTCTACTCTTAACGTCAATGAATTAACCGCAATTGTCGGTCCTACTCCCGATTCTTCATATAGCGTGGAGTTACATTATTTTTACTACCCAGTATCAATTGTTCAAGGCGTTATTTCTACCCTATCCGCATCTTTTACTGCTGGCACTTTATATAGTCCCGGTTTGTATCAAAACATTTCACTAACAGGCGGATCAGGATCAGGCGCAACTTGTGACATTTTGGTAAATGGATCTGGAAACATATCAACCGTTACATTACAAAATGGCGGTAGTTTTTATCAAGCTGGTGATGTTCTGAGCGTAGCTTCAGCTAATATTGGCGGAACAGGATCAGGGTTTTCCATTAGTGTTCTTGCTGTTAATAATGCCCAAGGTCAAAGCTGGCTTGGAGATAATTACGATCCAGTCCTATTTTATGGAGCTATGCGGGAAGCTATGCTATTCCAAAAGCAGGAAGCGGATATTGTTAAGTATTACGAAGATAAGTATCAAGAAGCTATGGCTGAAATGAAACGTCTTGGCGATGGTCTTGAGCGTGGCGATGCTTATCGTGATGGTCAAACTAAAATACTGGTTAAAACCTAATGCCAATCGTTCAAGGACAAACTACTTTATTTAAAGCCAACATTTTGTCTGGTTTGGAGAACTTTACCCTTAGCTCTCCATATACCTACAAAATTGCCTTATATACCGCTAACGCTAATCTCAATAATACGACCATAGCATATGACCCAAGCAATGAGGTTGTATCGCCCGGATACACCGCTGGCGGTCAGGTTTTAACTATTTCCAATCCACCTACGGAAGATACGACCAATAACACGGCTTTTATCTCATTTAACAACGTAACTTGGACTGGAAGCATTACCGCACGGGGTGCGCTCGTTTATAATAGCACCACAGGAGCGGCTTGTTTTATATTGAATTTTGGTAGCGATATTACCAGTTCAAACACATTTACCGTTACCTTCCCAACGGCTACATCAACCACAGCAGTACTGACAATTAGTTAAGGAGTTTTAAATGGAAAAATCAAATTTTGGAGACATCAGTACCGCAATGGTAACTCGTGGTGCTGGCTCCGATGAAACAATCGGTATGCAAGGTTTTTATGAAGTAACTTGCTACGATAAAGATGGCAATATTAAATGGCAAGATAAAGCACCTAATTTGGTGACTGCTGCTGGCAAGAGCGCATTGTTTGACTATTACTTTGGTCTAACTGGCACGAGCGGTGGTACAGCTTCTGGTGCTAACTATCTTGGTTTAGTATCTTCAGCATCTGCTACTGCTAACTATTTCCAGTCTGACACAATGGCTTCTCATGCTGGTTGGTATGAGCCACCTGCAACTGTTGCGGCAGCTCGTCAAGCACCTAACTGGACTGCATCTACTAATAACGGTTCTGCATCTCCATCCAATATCGTTTCTAAAGCAGCTAACGCTTTAACATTTAGTATGTTGTCAACAGCCACTATTTTTGGTTGCTTTATTAACTCTGGTACTGGCGCAGGCTCAACAATTAGCTCTACTGGTGGTGTTTTGTATAGTGCTGGTAACTTTACCGCAGGAAGCAAAATTGTAGCAAACGGCGATAGTTTAGCAATTACCTATACTACAACTGCTACTAGCTAAGGAGTCCTAAATGGCTCTGGTGCTAGCTGATCGCGTACAGCAAACTGGTACAGCCAATACCACTGTAAGCTTCAGTCTTACAGGATCGGTTACTGGCTTTCAATCTTTTACCGTAATTGGTAACGGAAATACCACCTATTATTCTGCCACGGATGCTACAGGAAACTGGGAAGTAGGTATTGGCACGTACGCAACAGGCGGAACACTAACTCGTACTACTATCCTAGCTTCATCTAACTCAGGGTCAGCCGTCACTTTTAGCGGAACAGTTAACGTATTTGTCACTTATCCTTCTGAAAAGTCAGTCAATCAAGATGCCAATAATCTGGTAGCTATTCCATATAATGGCTCTAGTTCTACCATTGGTTCTTTAAACGTGGGTGGCAGTACGGGAACCGCAGATACTGGATACATTGCTACTTTTGTAGGAAATGCTAGTACTTACGCTTATACGTTTACTCAAAATACCAATTCTGGAAATACCGCATATGCATCACATACTGTAGGTAATAATGCCTATGGTTCTACTGGCGCATATATTGATATGGGTGTAAACAGTACAACCTATAACGCTACTGCCGCTGGTTATCCAATTAATAGTCTTTCATTACCCAATACTACCTTTATTGAATCTACTAATGGAGATATAGCAATTGGTTCATGGGGTGCTAATGCGGTTCACTTTGTAGTAAATGGAACATCCGCTACTTTAGATGCCTTAACTATTAGCTCGGCTGGTGCGGTAACTACTCCTAACGTTTTAACGGGTGCAGAAGTAGTAGCAAGTAATGGATTAATGGTTAATAGTAATACTGTATCTGCAAGCTATAGTATTCCATCTGGCTCTTCAGCAATGTCTACCGGTCCAATGACTGTAGCAAGTGGTGTTTCCGTAACCCTGCCTAGCGGCTCTCGTTGGGTGGTTCTGTAATGTTTGGATATGCTGCTTTTGCTCAACCCACATTTGCGGGATTAGGCGGAAATTCCTATGTAGCAGCACTTTCTGAGGCAATTACTTTAGCAGATTCAATTGTAGGTAAAGCATCATTTTCTTCACAAATTAGCGAAAATATTACTGTTGCTGATTCTGTATCTGTTGCCGCTGCTTTCGCCGCTGCTATATCTGAAAATATTAGCCCAGCAGATGCCGAGGTAGTTTTTGCTGCTTTTATATCACAGATTACTGAAGGCACTATTACTGACGCAGATTCTGAATCGGTAATTGCTAGTTTTAATGCCGCAATTAGCGAAGCGATTTTAACTGAAACGGACTCTGAATCCGTTATTGCTAGTTTTTCAACGGCAATTGCAGAAGCATTGACTTTAGCGGATACCCCAACAGTAACGGCTGCATTCTTAAGCGCTATATCTGAAAATCTTAGTCCTGCCGATGTAAACGTTGTAGCGGCTAATTTTGCTAGTGTTATATCGGAGACATTAAGCGTATCCGAAGCAGAATCTGTGGCAGCCAATTTTGCTGGTCTAATTTCTGAAAATAGTGGTTTTGCAGATCTTGAATCGGTTGTAACAGCATTTAGTTCAGCTATTTCTGAGAATGCATCTTTTGCTAATGCTCAAAGCTCCACAGCCGCATTTAGCAGTTCTATTACTGAAAACATTGTCTATGCCGATGCTATATCCGTGGTGGCGGCTTTTGTTAGCGCTATTACCGAAAACCTTAGTCCAGCAGATGCAGAGTCAGCGATTGCTAACTTTGTAGCAAGGATTACTGAGGCTACGGTAACTGAAACCGATATTGATGTCGGTTCGTATTTAGTCTTTGCGGCTATTACCGAAGCATTGTCTGCCGCAGATTCACAATCCGTTTCTGCTGCATTTGCGGGCATTTTAACCGACAGTATTGGTTTGGCAGATGCCATATCTGTTTTAAGAACTTCACACCTTAATGTTTTAGAAACAATTTCTCTTTTAGATGGACTTAAGACGGGTGGATGGTTTAAAATAGACGATAGTCAAACCCTCTCATGGACTGCAATTTCCAATACCCAAGGAAGTGGCTGGTCAATTATTTCTGATAGCGAAACACCAAATTGGGTAGCGATTAACAATGGACAGTAAATATGACAACATCTTATAG